CCGCCCGTGCCGGAGCCGACAGGCGTGCCGCCTCTGAAACTAGAAAAGGCATCTTCCAGTACTCGCTTGAGCACCCTGCCTTCAGAACCGGTCAGGCCCTTCAAGCCATTGATCAGCTGGAGCAGCTGACCAATACCGGCAGAAACCTTGAAAAGTCCCCACGCGGCCACAACGCCCTTGATGCCAGTGACCACGGCATCCTTGTTATTTTTGATCCACTCGAGGGCTTCCTTGACCTTATTCAGGCCTTCCTGCACGCCCTTAAAGACATCCTCCGGCTCAATGGCCAGCAGATCCTCAAACAGTCCATGGATGGCATCGCTGAGGCTCTGGAGAGCTGCTTTGCCGTCTTCGGATGCCAGGTAATCATTGAGTTCTTTGAGGAATCCGCTCAACTTCTCAGCCAGTTCCTTCAAAGTAGGCGAGATCTCAGCCAGGACTGTGTTCTGCATGACCTCGAAACGATTCTGGAGGGTTTGCAGCGCATCATCCAGCTCGGTCAGCTTATTGACATTCTCGTCAGAAACGACCTGCTGAGCGGCCATGGTTTTCTCGTATTCTTCCCGGCCAGCTTTGAAAAGCGGAATCAGTTCATGCCAGGAACGTCCGAAAATCTTCTGAGCATATTCCTCCTGTTGGTAGGCATTGCCCATGCGCATGATCGCATCGCCGGCTTGCCAGAAGAGATCCACGGAATCCTCGAAAACACCATATTCGTATTTGTCAGTGTATATGCCGAGCATCTGGAAAATGCTGCGCGTCTCTTTCGAGTCGGATGCAATATTGCGCTTGAAACGTGCCTGAGCATTGAGAATCGCATCCACCGGCGTGTCAATCAGGTCCGCCGTCATGCGCATACGCTGCAGCTCTTCTGGACTCAGGTTCCACATCAGGGCCTGCGTGGCCAAGTCGTCAGCCCAGGAAGCGGCTTCACGCAGCTCACCCACAAGGCCCACAGCCAGATCCTTGACCTTACCGATGGCCGCGCCAATGGTATTGGCCATGCCATTAAGGGCATTCGTCACGGCCTGGATGCTGGCCGTCTTGTCCAGATGTTCCAGGCTGTCTCCGAGCTGCTCCGTGCCCTGTGTGGCTTCCTGGGACGTGTCTGTCAGCTGCTGCAGCTCCGTCTCCATGTTGGTCAGACTGGTCCTGGCATCGTTGAGCTTGGTCTGCCACTGCTGCATAACCTTATCATTTTCTTTGATGCCATTGTTGGTCATGGTCTTGATGGCATCTTCCGCAGCTTTGATGGCCTTCTTCTGCTCTTCGATTTTTTTCTTCAGGATTTCAGCCTGCTGAGCCGCATATTTCTGCGCGTCACCAGTCTGCTTAAACGTGGCCTTGGCCAATTTCTGCTCGGAGTTTAGAACTTTGATCGCATTGGCGGCGTCCTTCATACCCTGCCGAAATTTCTGATCGCCTTCAAGCCCAAAACGAGCTTTCATATCCACAACGCTTCCGGCCATTCCGGTCACCACCTCTCAATCAGTCATAAATCTGTTCTTTCTTCCGGATGATTCTGTGCTCCGCGTCATCGTACTGCCGGCGGTACACAAACAGATCCAACACCATGCCTGGGAGCATGTGCTGCATATCCGGCACCGTCAGGCCTGCAATCAGGCCGTAAGCCAGCATCTGCCGATACGTCAGTCGGCCTTGCTGTCGTTTTTTTTAAGCTGTTCCAAGGTGACATCGACCTCGTGGTCAGGGTCATCCTCATCCGCTTCCATGGTCATGCCGGCGACCATCGCATCCACGATCGCTGTGTGCGCCATGGCGATCCATTCACCGGAAGCCTTGCAATGTGCTCCCAGCCATTTCCGATCCACCGTCAGGTCCTTGCCGGTCTCCAGGATCGCTCCCTCCTGCATCAGGCAGTACAGCACGTCCATCAGACCCTTGGTGCCGCGCAGCGTGTCATCCACCTTCGTCAGGTCAAAGCCAGGAATCCGCTCCTCGAGCAGCTCCAGTGTGCCCATGGTAAAAGCCAGGGGAAATTCCTTTTTCGCAATCTTGATTGTGTGAGCCATTGAGCCATACCTCCAAAAATGTGCCCAGGAGCACGCAGGCCCCTGGGCGTTAAGTTATTAGGCCGTAATCCCAGCCTGCTGGTCCAGCCATGCAATGGCAGCAGCGGCCGTGTCAAACACTGCGATCTTACGGAACATCGGTTCGGACGGATCCACGTCCGTGACCAGATGCGCAAGGCAGGTGCCGTTGACAGTAGGAGTCTGCCACTCGATGCTTTCACCTTTCGTCTGGCTGGCCTCGGACTCGGGTCCGAAGATGGTGTCAAATACCCAGATGGCCTGGTACCGCGTCACGCCATTCTTCCGGCGCACACGCATATAGCCCAGTCCTGCATTCTTGGGCGTGCTGGCAGGCTCATAGTACACAGTCGGAGCACTGCCGGTGCCGGCCACCTCTTTCAGCAGGCCCAGATAAACCTTGACGTCCTCCAGGATGTCATCCACACCGATCTCGATGCTCATGGCCGTGATCGAGCGGTCATTCTCCGCCTCGACATCATCGGCATGGAGCGGATTGTCGTTCCGCGTAATGCTCAGGTTCGCACTGATTGCCTTGCCCAGCACTTTGCCAGCGTCGTAGGTGGGCTCAGAGCCCTCCGTAACAGAGGCAATTGTGGCAACCACCACGTGCTGCATTCCAACAAATGCCATGTCGTTTTCCTCCTTTAACTTTTGATAAATGCTTCCCACATAGCCAGCAGCCTGGTGCGCACTGGTCCTTCCGCTTTCCTGAGAGCGGTATCAACCCAGTAGGTTGCTGGGTAACCCTTTTTTCCGTAATGCAAGATGAAAGCCTTTGTGGCATTGCGCACACCTTTGCTGTCCTTGCCTTTGGGATAGATGTCCGTGTACAGCGTGCCACCGCCCTGCATCACACCGTCATGTGCTCCAATAGCTGCAGCCATTGCACCGGTAGCCCTGCCGGACTTCGTAAACTGCCCAGCTTCAGCCTGCATGGTGGACGCGATTTCCTCGCCGGCGGCTGTCACCATTTCCGTGGCGATGGTCCCGGCCATCTCGCCCTTGCGCTGCATGGCCTGCATGAGCTCGTCAAGCCCAGTCATGTCAAAGCTTGCCATTCAATATCCCTCGCATTCGTAAATGTGATGGATGTAATCGTTCTCCGCGTCATAGGCGACAGTGTGCCGTACAGTAATACGCGGATCCTGATCCAAGACCAGGAAGATATGCTGGGCCAGCTGATCCCAAGGATCCTGGGTATACCGGTGCACATAAAAACGCCAGGCTTCATGGTGCTGGTCATCAGAAATCAGCGGAAGCCGCTGAGTCTCTTCCCAGTACGTGTACGCTCCGGCGCGATCTGTATAGTAATGCTTGATATCCGGATCAATAGATACCAGCAGAGTCTGGATTTCAGCAAGCGTCATGCCTGCATCACCTCCAGACTCAGGTCAGTGATGAGCACAGGCCCATCCTCATCCAGCCCATGGTAGGCTCTCTGGATGCGATAAACCTTAGAATCCGCGCTCCTGGCATCCCAGGACTCGAGGTCCTCAAGGATCACCACATCATCCTCCGTAATATTACGGTTCTGATGGATGCGGATGCGGTTATCGATCCGCATATCCCGGCGGCCTTCCGTCGGCCATGCAGGCGAGGTCTCAAAGGACCGCTCAGCATACCAGGACCAGTAAAAAGGTTCCCACGAGTAGGTCGGCTTACCGCCTGGTTCAGAGATGTCCTTCCGGCGGAAAACGGTACATACACCCGTGTCCAGGATCATGCGCCCCCACCGCCTTCGCGGATCCACCGCTCACGTCTCATGAGGCGCAGCCATTCAGGCATACTTCCCGGCTTGTCGCGGTTCTGGTACTCCCAGACGGCCATGTCCACCACGAGCATCAGGTCCTCCTGGGAGTCTGTCAGGTGGATGCCGTTTCCTTCCAGGCGTTCCATGGCAGCCGTGATCCGAGCATTAAGGTATTCGTCCAGGCTTGTGTCCACCTGTCGCCTGTTCAGTCTGGCTTTCACCAGAGCCAACGCGGTTGCAGTATCCACCATACAGCTCACCGCCTCTTCTTTGCCGGAGCAGGCTTTTTGACTTCCTGCTTAGGTGCCGGTGTCTCCGGAGCTTTATCCTGCTCCACCAGTCCGCTGCGTACCAGCTGCTGCAGTGTCTCCGGAGCATAAGCATCAGAGGGCAGGACCTCGCCTGCATGACGCATCACGAGGTCCTTACCCACAAAGGTCTGCTTTACCCGCATCAGGTGTTAGCCGTGTCAGCGGGGAAAGTCATGGCAGCGGTGGGAGTGGTGTCTTCCAGGCCAATGGCGACGAAGGCTTCGGCGATCACAGGCACACCGTCATAACGGGCAGTGCCCTTGAACACTGTCTGATCCGCGAGGAAGCGGACGTGTTCAGAGCTTGCGAACTGGGCACCAGCGCGCTCAGACAGCAGATACAGATCGAAATAACCGCCGATGATCACGTTGTCGGGCACAAAGTCCAGAATTTCGATGTCGCCGCCCACAACAGGCATGGTGTTGCCCACGCCGGCCACAATGGCACCGGCAGCGTTGATGTTCAGCGCAGCGGCCAGCAGCTTGGTATGAGTGGCTTCGTTCATGACCCAGGTCTTCAGGCCCCTGCCGTACTTGTTCTTGGCGGCACCAGCGGCGGTCACAATGCCGGCAAAGAGCGCAGCACCCGTCAGACCAGCATCCAGAGCAATGATATTGGTGGTATGCAGGTCAGCCCACGGACGGGCAGTGGCAGGATAGCCGGCAGGAGCCGCAGTCTGAGCGAGACGGGACACAACGCCCTGGGGCATTTTCTGAGTGCCGGCGGCATTGCGGCCATACAGGATGGCCTTATCCAGCGCAAGACCGATTGCCTGACCTTCAGCCACAAGCAGCTCGGATGCCAGATCGATGTCAGCATCTTCGAGGTTGGCATTGCAGACTGCGAAGTAGCCGCCAGCCTTGAAGCAATCCACTTCAACGTCGTTGAAGGCCAGAGTCAGCTCGTTCAGATTGGCGCAGCAATCAGTCCAGATTGCCTCGGGCACAGCACCCATGACGATCTCGCGGCCAGTGCCGCTGATCTGACGCACGGTCACGTGTTTGTACAGCTTGCTGTACTCCTCGATGGTCTCACGGAGCATGCCCAGGAAAACTTCAGGAATCAGCAAGCCGACATTGGTGATGGCTCTCTTCTCTTTGATGGCAGCACGCACTTCAGACAGATAGGCCTTCACATCCTCGCGCTGAACCATTTCAGCCAGGCGATCACGCTTGGTCATGATGACATTGGAACGGATCATTTTCTTTTCCTCCTTCTTAGTACGGACCTCGGGCTCCGGCTGGGGAGCAGGTTCCGCTTCCACTTCCTTTTCAGTCTCTTCCAATTCAGACTCCAGCTGACGGATCTGATCATTCAGACCGCTCTCATCAGCTTCCAGCTTGGTGCGCTCCTCCTTCAGAGCGTCAACAGTCTCCTGGACAGTAGCCATCTGCTCGTCAGTCTCGACTTCTTCGATGGCCTTTTCCGCCTCAGCTTCGCGCTTCTCAAGGTCCGCACGAGCTTCGACCAGCTTGGCAAGTTCTTTCTGCTTCAGATCAATTTTCTTGCGAAGCATCAGGGCTTTAATCATGCTTCAGTTCCTCCTTCATTCTGATTTTCCAGGCCTCCAGCCGCTTGCGACGCACAGTTTCTGCATCATGCTCACGTGCCTGGACGCTGGTGGCCTCGTAGGCCGGGAATGTACACACGCTGACCTCATACAGATCTACATCCTTGATGGTCCAATGGATTGATCCGTCCTCGCGGAATTCGGTTTCCTCGGAGACGATATCGAAACCAAAAGAGCACTGATCCACGTCACCACGGTTCACACGCTCCCAGGCATTCATGGCATCCTGATCTTTCGGATTGATCAGAATGTCACCGAATAGCCCATGATCGTCTTCCCTGAGCGTGAGCGTACTAGCCTTGGTACGGCCCACCACCAGTGTGGTATCGTGATTGATCAGCGCTCTGACATCAGGCTGTTCAATCAGCGTCCTAGTAAACGCACCGGGAGCAATGGATTCACTCAAGCCGTGTGCGATATTATAGGTTGTATTAAAAACAGCAAAATAGCCGGCAATGTGGCGGCCAGCAGCATCTTCCCGCGTCTCAAACTTAGCAGTGATACTGCGCGTCTGTCGATGATCCCTTGTGATCATAAGTAAAGTCCTCCTCTCTGGCCGGACAGGCATCCGCCTGATCCGTGAGCACCCACCAGCCCTTGCAGGACTTAAAGCGTTGATGTGCGCACGGCCCTCCGGCCACTTTGCAATAGATCCGCATCTC